CCACTCGATGATCGCAGGGACTTCCGATGGGTCGTAGGAGATCGTCACAGAGCAGTTGTGATCGACGTAGTTCTCCATGAGCAGCTTGTACCGCTCGAGTTGATCCACAGCGGTCTCGAGGTTGACGAACTTGCCATCCACTTCATCGAACTGCACGTCCTCGTAAGCGACAGGGAACGTGATCAGAACACTCTCAGCTTCGAACGGCTTCTCGACCACCTCGTATCCAGCAGCCTCCATGACGGGGACGATTGGATCGTGCTTCGAGAAAGTGACGTTGTTGAAGATGTACTTCCCGAGTGGCTTGTGAACGCCTTCGGTTGTATCCATGATCTTCGAGAGTGTACCTGATGGCTTGACCGTGGTGATAGCCTTAGACCTGGGTAGACCGAGTTCATCAGCCATCGTGTTCGCCCCAAGATGAGCAGCAGCACGGTTAAGTTGAAGTGCAATCTTAGGGTCAACCATGAGACCACGTTTGATAGCATCGAGCCACTTCACGATCCCTGTAGCACCCACACCGCAGAGGCGTAGGAACTCGTTCAGTTCGTGCCATGTGTCCTGTAGGACGCCGTCCTTGAGGTTCACACAGGTCTGCCGATAGTTGGCCCGAGCAGCGATGTAGATGGCCATGCGGAGGCCGTCGCTATCCCCAATGAACTTACCCCAATCCACCTCGACGAGGTTGCAGAATGACTTGTCACCCAGCAGGATTTCGGCACATGGGTTGACACCCTTGAACCATGGAGCCCGACGCTTTGCAGCTTCGGCATTAATGAAGCCCGGTTCTGATCCACCTGCATCCATCATCTTTTGGAAGATGTGGGACAGTTCCCACTTGGATGGGCGGGAGTGGAACATCAGCGAGTTGTTGGACTGTTGACGGTGAGTGTTGTCGTGGAGCCAGAAGTCCTTCTTGGCATCGATGAACTCATCAGCCTCATCGTCGGTCACAGGCATCACAGCGATCTCTGCAGAGCGACGTGAGGACAGCGTTGTTCCCAACCAGTTGATGATGTCGAGGATGTTCATGCGGGTCAGTAGTTCACCTGCACGATTACTGAGGATCTCACAGATCTTCTCGAGTGCGACTGATAATGTCGTATCGCCCGAGCTAATCCAACCATACCCTTTGAGGCGGATACCGGCTGCACGAACCTGCTTGAAGTTGAGGATGATGCGGTCAACAGGCTGCTTGAGTGCCAGCAGCTTACCTACCGACTTGGCCCATGCTTCTGCACTGTCGCCAACCTCGAGGAGAAACACGAGGTCACCTGTCGTGGTGTCAGTGTACACGAACGAACAGTTGGTCTCGACGCCTTTTGGATCGCCTATCTCCTTCTTCGACCGAACGATATCGATCTTCACAGGCTTGGAGAAACCGGAGAGTGTTCCAACGACCGGCTCAAAGCCAACGCCGCATCCCTGTAGGAGCAACCAGAAGCTGTCCACTACGTCGTGAACGGTTGTCTCTTTGCCGAAGCTGCAGTTGAACTGAGAGGCTTCTCGGGTCTTGGCGATATCGGTTCCACCGAGCCACAGGGTGCGCCCTGAGGGGGTTGCCTTACGCTCGAGCATAAGATTACGGAGTTCTCGGAGTTCATCCCTCTCATCTAAGTCGAGGCCTACGCCACCTCGGGCTCGTACCCAAAGCCACTCTTGGTGATCGATCACGCGATCAACAGTCTGTTCCCATGTTTCAAAAACTGTGCCTGCTGCATTGAGCGGGCGGTTGTATGTGCGACGGGTTACAACCCGCGCCCGTGTTGACGGTGCGTTCATATTTTTCTATCTCTTCTATTGGAGGTTTGTGCGGGTCTTTCCCCGCCTGTCAGCCCTGTCGCTGGACGTGCGCCGAGGTTGCGACCCTCAGTTACCTGTTGTCACCGTTACCCTCGAGGACACCACGCTGGGCGCGGCTCTCGAGTTTCTCGATGTTCATCTCCATGATCTCACTGAGATCGTAGCCAAGCTCATCAGACAGAACCGCGAGGTACCAGAGGACATCCCCGAGTTCCTTGGCGATATCGACCTTTTCCTGACGAGTGATCCCCGTTGGCAGAACACGTCCACTACGGAGGATCTTCTTGATCTTGTCAGCGACCTCTCCAGCTTCGCCGGTCAGACCAAGCACCGGATAAACCATGCATTGATCAGGTGGATAGATGGAGGATTGGATTGCTTTATATTGATAGACGTTGGGGTTCATAACTCGACCTCTCCACGGAGTTGATTGATACGCATGTCGCAATATCGTTTGACCTTCTCGAGGTCGGTGATTTCGCTATCCGTGGCATCCATGCCTGGGTAGAGCTTGTAGCCTGCGCGGGAGACGTACTTGATGATGTTCCCACGCCAGAACTCGAAGCCGTTTCGCATGATGAAAGTGATAGGTTCAATGACCCACCGGGTGTAATGAGTAGGCTTTTCAACATGGTCGTGGGTCGGCACAGGTCCGAAGTCGAGGCTCTCAAACAGTTCACGTATAGCGGCCTCTGGGTCTTTTTCTACATTGGCGTCCATAGGTTCACCTCCTGTGTGTCAAAATCATAATCACCATGCCGCAGGATGCGGGCGCAGCGGGCTTGTTGCAGTGCATCCTTTTCGGAGAGCCCTGCTTTATCGTAAGCACTGACGATGCAGCGCCACATGTCGATGTAGTTGTGAACCTCGACAGGCTCTTTCTTCCACTCAATCCTCTCTTCACCAGCGTTCTTGCCGGACTTGAGGATACGAGTGTGCTTCACCCAGATGAACGGGTTCTCGAGCATCTCCTGTGCAGCCACCTTCCCTACACCGGGGCATCCCGCGTAGTTGTCCACAGCGTCACCTGTGAGGATCTGCTCGAAGAAGAAGGTGTCAGCATCGTGGTTGCTGATCTCGATCACCTCACCATCCTCGTGTTCCCAATGGAGACCGGGGATCGTCTTGAGATCCTTGTCCTGAGAGTAGATCACACGCTCACCCTTGTGGGGCTTGGTGGCATGAATACCGATCAGGTCGTCGGCCTCGATGGTCTTCTCAAAGAAACACCTTGGGAGTTCCTTCAAGTGATCCTTGAGACCCGGCAGGATCATCGGCTTCCGGTTACCAGAGCGATTGCCCTTGTAGGTAGGCAGGACGCCCACACGGAAGTTGTCAGCTGTATCCCCGGTCACGAACAGAGCAGCTTGGTCGCTGTCGGTGGTCTCGATGATCCACTCGATCAGGTTGTCCAGTTCCGCGATCCCGTTGTCGAGGTCTGCGTGGAGAACATGACGTCCTCCAAAGTTGTACACTTCCTCTTGCGTGGAAGCGACTTGGTATGCCGCGATATCGGCATCAATCAGAACTGTACGTCCCATGATCATTTCCTTTTCACTGGTGGTATGTGGGTGCGCCCATCAACTATGGTGCGGTGTGAGATTGTGCGGGTGAGTTGACAGAGAACGACGTACTGCTGCCTACGAACATCCCAGAGCCACACTTCCTGCGTGAGAACATTAAGCCAGTGTCTCATTTGGGTTGATATTCGCCACACCAGCTTTGCTGCTCTTTGTTCTCGCTGATCGGGTAGCGTTGACAGATGCCTCGCAGCTTCTGCACCTTGCTCTGCTCGAAGAACTTACAGTTCGCGCAGGCGCGGGGCTCAATCGTCTTCGTCGGGGTCAAAGGCACCACCTTCGTCGAACCAACTATCATCGGGTTCGAAGTCGTCTCCTTCTGTTCCCCAGAGTTCTTCTTCCTCGTCGTACGTGCCATGATCTGGCTCCCTTCTGTGATTGTAGTCGGCCACGATATCCATGAGTTCGACCATGGCGTTCATTCCTGCCTCGAACTCAGCGGCTGTCTCAGAGAGAACCGTTGTGTCATACAGGGCCGTCTCTGAGATACCATCTTCGTCGAGATAGGTGGCGATGGAACACACCATCCGGTTGAAGTCGGACGGCTGTCGGCTCGCTGGCAGGTTTGCCATTAGTGGGTTTCCTTCCAGTTGTTTCCAATGTTTGCATCACCTGTGAGGGGGACGCGGATACCGAACTTCTCACCAGCGATGCGGATGCAATCGACGGCGATCTTTGCCCACTCCTCAGCGATGTCTTCATCAACCTCGAACTGGATTTCGTCATGCACGTTGGCCACGTACTTGACCTGCTCTTGCCAACCGAGACGGGTGCGAACGTCGTCACACTCCACCAGCCATTGCTTGCACACCAAAGCACCCGCTGATTGCAGCAGGGTGTTGAGAGCAGCATGTTGGTGACGGATGGGTAGGATGCGGCCATCGAGACCACGAAGACAGCCGTCGTACTTGGCTTTCTTTGTGACCCCACGGATCAACCTACCGAGCGATGGGAGACCCTCCAAGAAACGCTTCTTGAGGACGCCACCATGCTTCGCACCCTTACCGACGATAGAACCGATCTTCTCGTTTCCAGCGCCGTAGAGAAATGCGTAGATGAACGTCTTCGCTTGATCTCGAGTACCCAGACCTGCAGCGTTTTGGTTCGCGGTATGAACGTCCCCCTCGACGACTTCGCGTGAGTAGTCAGCGTCATTCATGTAATGCGCCAACATACGAAGCTCGAGGCCAGAGACGTCCACACCCACCAGCTTCTTGCCAGTGGGAACCGTCCACAGAGACCTACACTCTGATCCGTACGGAGCCTTGACCGAGGGGGTCTGAGCCACGTTTGGGTTCGAGTGTGTCATACGCCCGGTGACCGCGCCATTTGTTGTGACACGACCGTGCATGCGACCAGTCTCTTGGTTGAACTTCTTGATCCAAGAGTTGGACCCTTCGTACAACTGGCCGATCCGCTTTTGCAGCATCAGATAGTAAGCGATCTGCTGTGCTTCGGGGTACGGGAGATTGGATAGTATCTCATCGTCCACCTTGGGTTGCCCCTTCGAGGTGTACTCAGAGGGACGCCAGCCTCTAATCTTCATGAGGCGATCAGCGATGTGGTGACGAGAGCCGGGGTTGAAGACGTTCTGCTTGACCTTGCAGTACGGAGCCCCAGCGGTAACCGAGTGACGTGAGAGGTCCTTGTAGTTGACCGTACGCTTCGGTGTCACCGTCTCAACGAAGACGAACCACGGATCGAACAATGACTGTAGCTTGCTCTCCACGTCAGCACGTTCTTCCTGCAAAGTCTTGAGCAGGTTGAGTGCGCCTTCGTAATCGAACTTGAAGCCGGTGGCCTCTTGTTCTGAGATGATGTGAGCAACGCGATGCTCGAGCGTGACAGCCCGAGGATCAGTCTTCTTACCCTCGATCAACTCGAGGAACTTCACGGTGACGAAGACGTCCTGCTCGCAGTAATGCTGCATCTCCACGTTCCACTCAGCCCACGGATCGAGACCCTTGGCCTTCATCTCTTTGGAGTAGTCGCCTTTCCATTCACCAAGACGGCAACCCCAAGCCTCGAGCCCGTGAGAGCCCCGCAGCCTGGGTGGAAGTGCGCCAGCAGCGACGGCTTTCCCATCGCGGTCCATGAGGTCACCCCAGATCAGCCGAGACATGATCAGGGTGTCGAACACCTTGCTCTCATCAATCTCGAACCATGGGTAAATCTTCTGGATCGCTGGGATGTCGAAGCCGATGATGTTGTGACCGATGATCTGGTCAGCCTTCATGAGAAGACGACAAGCGTTCTCTACGTCTACCGGGATGCTAACTGAACACACCCACCCAGTATCCACGTCCTGTAGAACCAGAGAGTGGACCGTGGTCATCTGTGGGATCAGACCGTTGGTTTCGATGTCAAATGCATATCTTGCCATTGGTATCTCCTACGATATGGGATGGATTATGCGTAGCTAGAATGCATTGCACGGTCAATGTCTGAGAAACGCGCTGGCTTGCCCCAAACCGAGCCCTCACCGGGAAGCCAGAACTTGTCCAGCTTCATGAGCTTTTCGAGAGTTGCTTTGGTAAGAAGAATGGTGGTCTCAGTCGTCAAGATGGTACGGGTGTAACTGTTCACCTTCGTTGCATGCGAGTGAGACTGTCGGTCCAGATCGAAGAGGATGCGTCCATACCAGCCTCTGTAATCCGCGCCTGATCCCGGTGCTGAATAGATGCTCTGAGTGTTTAGTAGGTCATGCACGACAACCTCATAGCGGTAGCCTTTGATGTCGCTGGGGACATTGAGTTCACCGAGGAGGCGCGACTTGTTCACTTGGTCATATACTGGAAGTTTCATGCTGGTTGTCCTTCTGAGGCTGGAATATCCGATGTGCAGTAACCAGAGCCATCAACCCAAGTGAAATTCATAATGAAATCATTACTGTCGATCAGGCTGGCGAAGTTCAGATAATCGTAGACGAACTGCACGGCGTAGGTTTGAGCAAACTCAAATATTTGAGCATCCGATAGGCATAATTCCATCACACATCTCCGAGGGTGTACCGGACGTACTTCTGGCCGGTCATTGGGTGAAATTTCACGTTGGACACGATGGTGTGGCCTGCTTCACGCAACTCTTGGATGCGCTTGGTCAGGCTCTGGATCGAGTACTCAACGATGGCCTCACGTACAGTGAGTGATCCGGCTTCTTTGAGGTGCTTCAAAATGATTGTGTTCTGGGTCATGCCAGTACTCCTTTTCCATCCATTGTGTTCATATGATTGTGCTTCGCGCTGGGCCTCGAGATACTCAGGGAGCAACGCAGGGTCCTCGACGGCAAGCAGGCATAGCTGCTCTGCTCGCTCGAAGATTTCGTCAGTAGTCCTCTGCAACAGCAGCGCCCGTCGCCGGGATCGATGTACGTACAAAGGTGTCCCTCAGGCGACCAGTGGTCTGATCGTAGAAGAGGACGCCTGCCTCACCAGTTTCACCGGAGAAGCGGTTCTTGAGGACACGGATGAC